ATGTAGGAAACCTGCGAAATCATCTAATCCTAATGTTTCATTAAGATATGAATATGCTACTGAATGGATTGTTTCTTGCGAACAAAATGCCATTGCCATCTGTCTAATCTCATGCTTTGGAAACCATTTAGTAACCATACCAGTCCAATAATCTGAAACTGCACATTCAGTTTGAGCGAATCCTAAAAGTATATTACCTACTAAATGTTTTTCTTCTTTTGTTAAATTTTCATTCCAATCCTTCACATCACCCTGCATTGGTATTTCAGTATGTAACCAAAATGCTTGCATTTGTTTTAACCAACCTTCATTATAGTAGTCTGGGTATTCAAATGGTTTGTAGGGGATTCTATCCGTAAATAATTTGCTCATAGTGTAATTTATTTTTGTAAGTTATTTGAGGGGTGAATATAAATACAATATATACTCACAAACCTTTGGTAAATCACAAATATTTTTTTAATATTTTAGTCTATTGTTATTAGTGTCTATTATAACATAATGAAAGGGGAGCCGCAACTCCCCTATCATATTATGCGGCCTTTCCTTCTTCCGTAGAAGCTTTCTTATAGGCTGTAACTAATTTCTTCAATTCACCAATAGCTTTACGAGCTCTTGATTTGTTTACTTTCTTAGTTCCGTTGTGCTCTGTTTCAAATGTTGTAAACAAAGTCTTCATTTGTTCGAATAGTTCTTGACTGTTCATAGTTTTTGTTTTAAATTGTTATTTAACCTAATCCAGATACAATGGGTGGTTTACTACCTACTATTGTATCCATATATTTTTTGTGTAACATTTGTTTTTCCAATTCAGCTCCATTTGCACTTTCTTTGGATGCTAATATACCATCCGATGAAGATGCTGCATATACCTCTAATGTACCATGTGTTGTATCCATTTTGGCTGGGAAAGTGATTCCATCCTGTCCGAAACGATTCTTCATTACATGCACCCTAGCTGTGTTGTTCAACTTATCTTTAGCCTTTCTACTCAAGCTCATAATAAAGTCAGCATTCATTACTTTAGCGTAACTATCTGCTATCTTATCAGCTTCAATAACTTCACTATCAATTGCTGAACGATTTGTTTGTGATGCTGTCCAAATTGGAATCCCCAACTCACCACTCATTCCTCTTAAATCAATATATACCCCACCTTGCTCAGCGTATGTACTATCGGTTTTGTTTGAATGCGATAATAACAAATCAGCGTAATCCACAATAACTAAATCGGGCTTATTACCGGCTGCTATCATCTTTTCTAAGTGAGCTTGAATTGTTTTGGATGATGCTCCTTTTGGTGGATAGTATTTGATTTTAAGTTTACCTTTTAATCTCTTTACTTTTTCCAAAACCTCATCTCTCCTTTGTGATAAATCTGATGATGCGATATGTGTAAACACCGTATCATATCTCAAACCAACATAACCTTGCGAAAGTTCTAATGTATAATGAGCTACTATCTTTCCAGCTTTTACAGCTGCTGCCCCCAATGCTGCCAAAACCCAAGTCTTACCAACACCAGAAGGTGCTACTACAACTCCTAATTCACCCGGCCCCAAACCACCATTCATTAATTCGTTAATACAATCCCAATCAGTAGATACCGTATCTCTAGCCGTTTCATCGTAACGTTCTTCGAAATCAGTTAAGTAATCCATACCTAAATCAGCATCAACGCCAACCTTCATTGCTTTATCAACCAACTCTTTGATTTTATCATAGTTGCCTGATTTTAGTAAATCGATTGATTGTACGATTACATTCTTTAAGTTTTGATTAATACAAAATGCAGTAAATTCATCTTTAATATATTGTAGGTCCAACCCTCCAATACTTTGATAAACTTCTTTTAATTGTGCTACTATTGTTTTTTGTAAAGCTGGGTTATCAACTTTAGAAACCTGTACTTTGAATACATCTAAAGATGGTAATCTATGATAATCATTATAGTAAGCTACTACTTCATCTACAATCCATTTGTTTGCTTCAGATTCAAAGAATTTTTTATGGATAACATCACCCAATGTATCCAACATCCTGTCATCACTTAAAAGTGCTGCCACTACTTTGGTTTGAAATGATTGTCCGTATTTTGAAAGTGTATCTTCGCTCTGCATGTTTTATTTAAGTTGTACAAATATACGATAATTTGATGAGTCTACCAAATTATTTTACTATAATATTTGTATATGTTGATTTAAGCCAATCGTTTATATCTTTCCAATTTTGAAGAATTTTATACTTCATAGCGGCTTTGATAAAATCCATCTTATCAAACTTTTTGTTTGGTTCGGCGAATCTATCATTGATTTTCAACTTTGTATTTGTATTGATATGTGGTTCTTGCAATTGCATGATTTGTCTATTTCTCAAAACATCATCTTTTGATGCAAGTATATCTTCGTAGATTTTTGCTTCCTTTCTTTTATCTTCACATATTTGAAAGAACTCATCAAAAGTTATTTCTTTATCTTCGGATAATTCAGGAAACCTTTTAAGAACAGTCTTTAATCCACATCCTTTAACACCGGGTACATTATCTGAATTATCCCCATCTAATGTTCTGAATAGTAGTAGGTTTTGTGGATACATTCCCCATTCTTCTTTTACTAACTCTCTATTATAGAGTTTCTTTTTAGTTGGTGAATAAACAAATGTTTTTTCATCTACTAATTGTAAAAAATCTTTATCAGTAGAAACGATGTAACATTCTTCATCTTCACCAAGCACATGCCTAGCTATATGACCTATTACATCATCTGCTTCTATTCCATCATATATCATTGTAGTGATTGGTAAACTATCTAACAAGTCTACTAACCATACAAATTGTCTTTTCATTGAAAGTTGCTCATCCTCCTGAGACATCATTTCTGGGTATTGTCTATTAACCCTAAAACGATTCTTACCTCTATCAGCTTTATATCCTTCAAATAATTCTTTCCTGCCTTTAGAACCACCTTTACCATCAAAGGTTAGGATAACTCTAGTTGGATTGAATTGGCGGATTTGGTATCCGATTGAATTTAATGAACCAATAACTCCACCCGTATGTTCACCATCCTCATTCATTGTGGGGTTGGTAGTCCAACTACGGATGAAGGTATTGAGTCCATCTATGATAAGAACTCTACCATTCCTTACCCTTTGGGTATTTGATTCATGTTCTGCCTCAACTTCATTGAGTAATTTTTTGTATAGTTCTTTCATATTTTTTGTAACCTTTATTAATCACCAATTACTTCTGAATCGACTACTAAGTTATCAGAGTCTAGTGAATCTTTTTTGTATTGTAAAATTGTTGCCTCACAAATCCTTTTATAGATTTGCTCTTTTACTTCCGTATTGGTTTCCAATGTGGAAGGAAAATCTTTCGCTTGGAACTTAATGATTTCACCAGTATCAATATCAGTATATTCATACCATGCACCACTTTGCTTAACGATTCCATTTTCTTTCATCATTCCTAACCAAGCACCATAGTTATCAATTCCTCTATCAAAGAAAATATCGAAATCAGCGGAACGTAACGGAGGTCCCATCCTATTCTTTACTACTTGACAACGTACTTTGATACCTACGATTCTATCGTTACCATTTTCTTTAGCCTTAATCGTTCCCATACTCTTTAATCTTAAACGAACCGATGCATGGAAAGCGATTGCTTTACCACCAGAAGTTGTCCAAGGGTCAGAGAATGGCATTGCGTTCATTTTCTGTCTTAATTGATTTGTGAAAACCAAAGTGATTTTCTGTCTACCAATTAAGTTTGTAATTTTACGCATTGCTTTGGAAATGATAATTGCTTTATCCGTAGCGTAACCATCTTTACCATAATCAGCTTCCATCTCCTTTTCAGTTGATGCTGCTGCTACTGAATCCACAACGATTGTTACATACTTATCTTTAGAGGCAGTTCTCACTTTCTCAATAATAGTTTCAGTATATTCGAAACATTGTTCAACAGTCTCAGCTGCTACATAAAGTAATTTGGTTGTATCTACTCCAATGGCTTCTAAGAATTCTCTACTTACGGCGTTTTCAGTATCAATCAACACAGCGATACCACCTAACTTTTGTGTTTCGGCAAGTAAGTGTGCTGAAAGTAATGATTTACCACTTTGTTCCAATCCTGTCACTTCGGTAATTCTACCAACAGGCAAACCACCATACGGGCGATTTGAGATAGCCACATCTAACATTGATGCTCCGGTTGAAATCCATCCCTCTACGTTTGTGGGAGCTTCATCCGAGTCCAAAAAGAATGCTACCTTTTGGTCTTTTGATTGTTTGTTAAGGGACTCCGCTAGCACTTCTGCTAAGTCCACTTCCTTAGTTGCTTTAGCCATATATTAACTTATTATTTTATGAATTGAAAAGGTCATCAAATGCTGCTGCTACATCATCTAATTTCTTAGCTGGTGCTACCGCCGGCTTTGATGGAGTTGTATCGAAAGGTGCTTCATCATCATCGTTAGCAGTTGATGAAAGAGTTTCAGCTGATACTGATTTTTCATCTTCTGATGTTGCTGATGGGTTTAACCAACCTTCTAATACATTTTTCAATTCTGCATAAGTTAATTCTGAATAAAGTTCAGTAATTTCTTTTTGAGAATTTAAATACTTGTCCGTTTCTTCTTTAGATGTTGCTAAAGGAGTTTCTTTTGGTTTAACACGGATTGTTGTTACAGGGTAAGAAGTACCACTGTCTTCTGCTGATACCACTTCAACAGTAATATCTCTACCTTCATTTGGGTCAGTAATATCACCATAATCAGGATCTGCCATATAACCAAGAATTTCTTGATATACAGTTTTTCCAAAGCCCCAAAAACGAACACCTTCACCTTCTTCACCTCTTACCAATACTGGTACGAAAGTTCTAAGTTTCGGCTCCATCTTTTTTGCTGCTTTCCAATCTTCCTTATCACCCATTCTTTTAAGTTTGTCAGCAAACTCAACGATAGGGTCAGGT